TCAGTGCCTAACTGCTTCACGCTGCGCACTCTCCTTGTGTGGCTTCTTAAGGGCCCGCCCTGGTCGCAGCGGGGCGAGCCAACCCGACGCGCGGGTCTTCCTGTGGCTCGTGCGACCAGGGCGGGGGATTGAGGGCTGCCTGTCGTGGGCGGACAGCTCGGGCACGGTGACGGTCACGGGCTGGACGGTCAGGGTGTAGCGACACCCCACGTCCGAGATGACCACGGCCAGCGGAACGCCTCTCCGGAGCTGGACGCGGGCCGCGTCTTGTTCTTCGCGATCCCCGGCCCAGCCCCGCAATGTCGCAGGTGCATCGGGGAGGGGGCACGGGTTCACCCGTACGCACGCCCTAGCCCACGGAGAGCGGCGCGGGTCGGGGTCGAGCCTGTCCGCGATGCGTCGGGCCTGGCTGCACAGCCACCGTAGAGCCAGCTTCGGCGAGAGTGTTTGGAAGGCGCCGAGTACGTAGGGTGCTAGAGCGCGCGTGCCGAAACCCGCGCCTTCCGCGCGCACTTCGCACAGGAACAAGCGTGTGCTGTCGGGGGCAGGGCAGGGCTCGCTCACAGCCGGTCCCGCCGTCGCCGCGCGTTCTCGCCAGCCGCACGGGCGCGCAAGTGCTCGTATGTGCCTGCCGGTTGAACCGTCTCGGGCGATGCTTCCCACTCGCGCCCGCCACCCGGCGGGCGCAGCATCCACCGCCCCCCGACCGCACCGCGGAACTCCCCCACCACATCCAACTTGGTGTCATGCAGCAGCGTGCCGACCTTCGGTAGCTCGGTCACTGCGCACCCCCAGTCTTGGGGGTGCACTCCTTCGACACCCCGGCAGCGTGGGGCGAGGGCGGATACGGGTAGGGGCACGTGGGCCACAGACCGGCAGCGGCATCGGCCAACGAGCGTCGGCGGGCACGAGATTCGGGGCTTCGACGTGGGGCCATGTGCCGAAGCTAGGTCGGCAGAAAATCGCTGTCTGTGGCACCTCCGCTACTTGTAGTGCGGAAGTGCCACGGTCAGACGCTCACCCGCAGCGCATCGGCCATGCGGCGCATTTCAGGGGTGAGGGTGCGCCGTCCGTCGATGATGGCTTGCAGGGTGTCTCGTGCGGGTGTCTGGTTCGGGAACCACTCGGGGGACCCCGCTTGCACCGTTGCGAGTGTGTCAAACGCTTCGGTGAACTGCCTCAACCGAGCCTGCGCCATGGCTACGTCGAGCTTATGACGGCTTCGCACGGCTTTCCCGGGGCGCACTGCAAAGTGGGGCATGTGATCGGCCAGACGTAGCGCCGTGTCCGGCCGATCCCTTATTAGTGCGTCTTCCACGGTCCGCATTCGAACCGTGGTGGGGCCGAAGGTCCGAACCTGCTCGTGGGGGGAGTGGACTTCGCGGCCGATCATCGCTGCCGCGCCCCGGGCCAGTTTCAGCGTGTCCGCAGCGACGTGCGGTTGGTTGTTACGCACCGCCGCTGCGGAGGTTCGCAGCAAGAGCTGCCCCCATGCGGCCAGCTCTGCGGGCGTCGCGCGACTGATCCGGGCGGGCTCCATCTCATCAGCCCACTTCGTCGCGAGCGCTAGGGCTTCATCTAGGCGACCTTGCCGCATGAGAAGCCAAGCAAGAGTGTTGGCGATTGACGATGCCTCCAAGCGGTCTTGTGCTTGGGCCAGTGCACGACGAACCGCAAGATCCGCGATGTCGAATTGACGCGTGTGGGTCGCGGCCCCCGCCGCGAGTCGTAGCACGCCTGTCCGGACTTCGCGACCGTCATCGGGCAGCGTGTCAGCGTCACGCAGCAAGGCGCGGAGCAGAGAGGCCAACTCGGCGAACCGGTGGGCCTTGTAGAGCGCTACGGCTTCACCCAGCACCAGCGCCACCCCGCTCGCTGTGGCTGACTCATCACCTTCTGAGGGGGGTGGCCGCAACAACTCCGCACGCACAGGGGCCCACAGCTCGCGCGTTTCCGGGTGGGCTTCCTCCTCTCGGGGCTCGGTCACCAGATCCATGGTCTCCACCCGTAGTACGCATGCCAGCGCATGCAGCGTTTCCATTCGGGCGGACTCACGATCACCCTGTTCTAACTTGCGGATGGTCGAGAGCGAGACACCCGAACTGTCGGCGAGTTGCCTTTGGGTGAGCCCGCTGATTTTGCGAGCCTCCTTGACTTTCTTGCCCACGTAGGTCATAGCGCCAGAGTACGACGACACGTGCGGTCATGGAGAGAGCGAAAACGCCGCGAGCCCCGCCATGCCCGAGACGGGAGCATGGCGGGGCGTAGATGAGCGCGCGACTTAGGCAAGTACGTACTTGGGGCAGATGTGCCAGGGAACGTCGAGTCGATCACAGCGAATCCACGGCGCGCCAACGGACATGAAGACCCCTCCCTTGGCAACCCACGAGCCCATGCCGAGCAGGTAGACGCGTAGATGATCGGGGCCGCGGGCAGTGACCCGGAAGGCGGAGACACCAGCGGCAGCGGCAGCGGGTGACACTGCCGTTCCGAGTGCGGTGATGGCGCACCGCAGTTCCGTGCACGTGTGCACGTCCACCGATGACGCGGGTTCGGGGATGGTCGCTCCAGCGTCTGCGGCAGGCAGCCACGGGCCGGCTGGACTCGCGGCCAGCGTGACGAAGAGGTCCACACGCGGGGACTCGGGGCGTAGCGGGTCTTTGTAGTGCATCGGTCGGCCGTTCTTGGTTGCGGGATCGCTTCGCTTAGGCGGCTACGTCGAACTGCCCGCATAAGGGTCCGGGGCCGTCTGCGTCGGCGCTGTGTCCCACGCACAGCGTCCACGGGTCGGAGACCGCTTCCCATCCGGTGATCGGGTCGTGGGTCCACTCGACAAAGGCGCGAAGCTCATCCCGTCCGTCCCGTGCTAGCAGCCGAAAGGCGTGCACGCCGCGAACGAGTCGGCTCGCGATGCCCGCATGTGAGCGGACCAGCATGCGCAGCGAGGGACCGCAGCACACGTGATCATCCCCGAACGTGACGGGCAACCCGCAGTAGGGCGCCCAGCCGCTACCCGTCGGCGCGAGCACCGTGGTGCGTACATGTAGCTCCCGGTGTGTGATCATTCGACTACAGTAGTACATGTGTTCGGATGTGGCATTGGCATATTCCTTGATCTTTCACGCCCTGGTGAACTGTGGGACCGCTTGCCCCATACGCACCTTACGTTTTCAGCCAGTGGCTTGAATGCGTGATTCGGAACACACTCGGCGTAGGGCTTCGACGAGCCCCGCCGCGGGACGTACGACCGTCGCTACGGTTCGCCCTGCCGCATCGCGGACGTGGAAGGCCGTCAACCCGTTACCGCGAGGAGTGACGGTCACCGTGCCCCCGTCAGGGGTCTCGTAGGTCACCACGCTTGCGCTCCGGCCCGGTACAACTCGGAGAAACGTTTCTGCCCCTTGGTTCGTGCTTGCTGTACCTGGTACGGGGTCACGTCCAGTTCGTGCGCCAACTCGGCGTCATCGAGTCCGGGGCGGTACTGCGGGACGGGTGCGATGCCGTGGGCAGCCTTGACGACGTGCCGTTGGCGCTCGCTCAACAGGGCTAGCGCGCGGTGGACTTGCTCGCGTACTACGCGGCGGCGGTGGGCTGCCACGTCCACCGCGTCCACCAGATCCGCGGGCATCTCGCATTCCCCCGCGATCACGTCGCCGAGAGTTACGTCCGGTCCCGTTAGGCGGACGTTGAAGGTGCGATCGAGCGAGTCCACGCCGAGCCACGAAAGCCGTGCTGCGGAAGCAAGGTCGGGGGATAGTCTTTCGTCTCCCATTGTTTCCGATACGGCGATCTTTTCGGCTTCGTACGGGTCGCCCGCCGCGAGGCAGAGTGCCCGTTCCCACCGCTTCGCGGTGTAGACGCTAACCCCGGGGCGAGTTGCCTCACGGCGGGCATCTGCCATGGCTCGGATAAGGCTCCGGTCAAGATGGGCCATGAACTGCGCCGGATCGTCTCCCGCGAAATCGCCGATTGCCTGCCAAACCGCTATTCGTCCGACCTGTTCTAGGTCTTCCACGAGGTCTGTATCTGTGTGGCTGCCGACTGCGGCGAACCGGCGGGCTCGGGCCTTTATGAGATCCTCGGTTTCCCGAATTACCGACGACACCGCCTCTAGGTCGTTGGCTTTAGCGTCGGAAATCTGGGCGTGCGTGAGCTGTGTCAAGGGGCACCGTTCCGGGTGGGATTGTTGGCCCTTGTAGGGACCGGTGAATTCCCGGAACGGCGAGGAAAAGCGCGAAAGGGCGCCTGAACCGCTTAGCCAATGCGCATGAATAAGGGCATGAAAAAGCCCCGTCCCGAGAAGTGCAGGACGGGGCTTGCGCATTGCCTTATCGCTGCGTAGCGCCGAATTTAGAAAGGACTACAGCGATCAACAATGCTGATCAAGCATGCATTCAGGGAGAAAGGGGACTTATCGCACCGAGTTGCGCACTAACCCGCAACGCGCGGTGGCTGTCTGTCACTCATCTGCGCTTTGTCTACTGCGAACGCAGTACGGGTTGGCACCCTGCCTCATCCTTGAGTAGGGCCAGGAAGGGCCGAGTGCGGCCAGGACGTAACGTCAGACTCCGCAACTTGCGCCGCATGCCATGGGTCTTACTAAGAGGGCCCGAAACCCCTACCGATACGCGACCGGTGCTAGTAGTTGGCCCCGTACAGCGAACCCCACGACCGCCCGCCGATCTCCGCGTCCGCCTCGATGGGCACCCCGTAGAGCGTCCACGTCATGCAGCGGTCGAACTCGCGGGCAATCTCCTCGGCATCTGCGGCGGGGGCTGATGCCAACAGCTCATCGTGGATAGGCAAGCGGCAGTATTCGAGCAGGCCGGCAGCCTCGACATTCAGCATGGCTTGGCCGAGCACGTCACGGGCGACGGATTGGCACGCGTAGTTGACTACGGCGTAAGTGCGGTCCCGGTCGAGCGGCAGCCGGCGGCCCGTCGCCGAGACGAAGACCATGTCGTTTTGGTACGCCTCACGCTGCCACCGGGCCGACGCACGCTTGATCTCCGGAAAGGCGCGGTCGTATGCGGCTACCGCTTGCGCAATCTCGGATTCCGTGGCGCCGGTCTGCCTCGCTATCGTGCGAATTCCGCCGCCGTACACTTTCCCGAATCCGGCGCCTTTGAATACCTTCCGGTCCTTCGGGGTGGCCGCGTCGCCCTTGATTAGCTGAGCTGTGTAGGTGTGAATGTCGAACTTCTCGCCACCGTTTAGGAATCCCTCTTTCATTCTGCGGACGTTGGCGAGGGCGGCTAGGACTCGCATTTCAATGGCTTGGAAGTCGGTGGAGATCATGACGTGTCCGGGCTCGGCGAGGATCGCGCGGCGGATCACGTGGTCCGAACTCGGTAGCTGGTGCAGCCCGTCTGTCACCGACATGCGGCCTGTGCGCGCCGCGAGGGGCGATATCACCGCGTGCAATCGCCCCGCCGCGGACAGCTTGGTCATGAACCGGTCGGCATAGGACGTGCCCCACTTACTCGCCCTCTTGGCCCGAAGTACCGCGTACGCAAGGGGATTTGGCTCGCGGGCCCCGATGCGCTGCCAGTCCCGATCCAAGTCCGCGAGGGGCAACAAGACTTGCTTGTCCACCTTGAGCGCGCCCGCGTCGGTCCGCTCGGTCAGCGTCTCGCCCATGGCCCCGAGGGCTTCCGCTACCTGTGCGGGGCTGCCCACCGAGACGACCCCGTACCGAGCTGCCACCGCGCCGAACCGTTCGGCTTCCTCGGCGAGCCGGCGAGCGAGCGGGGCCGCATAGTCCTGGTCCACCAGCAGCCCCCGGCGCTGCATGACCGCGCAGAGTCGGGCTAGCTCGTGCTCGTACGTCACCAGCTCGGGGCGCACGCCGAGCCGGTCAAGCTCCCGCCGTAGCACGGGGGCGAGCCGAGCCGTCAAGATCACGTCGAGACCGGCATAGAGCAAATAGGTTTTATGCGTCAGCGGGATTCCAGCCCACCCGGTTTCCTTGGTGAACCCGAGCGAGTTGAAAACCTTTGTAAGCCCCCCTTGCGTGTCCGGGGCCGCCGGGTCCACCCACTTTGCCGATAGGGGCTTGAGTGCCGTTCCTGCCCCGCCCTCGGAGGGCTGCCGCGGGTCGATAAGGGCCGCGAGGATGCGGGTATCTGTCGTCCACGGCGTCAGGTCTTCCATGGGAATTCCGGCGCACTGCCCGAGGACGAGCCAGTCATAGGACGCGTTGTGAATCAGAATTTCCCGGCAGCGCAAGAGAGCGTCACGGGCGTACGACTCGTGATATCCGCCCCGCTCGTACAGGATCACCCACGCGTCGCGCTCGTCGCCGAATTGCACCGTTCGCAAGCGAAACGAGGGGCTGAATATCTCCAAACCCGTGGTCTCGGTGTCAACGGCGATGGGGCCCCGCTCGCGCGCCCGGTAAAGCCACTTCCAGAACTCGCCTAGATCCTCGGTGGTCTCGGGAACGTGCACGGTGACGGTCTCGCCGGCTATCTCGTGCCGTAGCTCGATCATGCTTCCCCCCGAAAGCAAAAAAAGGGGGCCGCCCACCTGGTCAAGGTGAACGGCCCCGCATATGTATGGGCTAGCTGCCGAAGATTCCCGGGCCGGTCTGTTCGGGGCTCTCGTCGGCAAGGCGCAGACCACCGAGGGAAATACCTCGCTTGGTGCGCTTTTTAATGGCTCCGCGTTCCTCCATGGCGGAATAGAACGCCTGCCGTGTCCATCGCTCGCGCCCGGGAAGGTTCTCCGCCTCGCACCAGTCCAAATAGCTGTTGAAGGCGTCGTTCCCGCTCATGCTCACCGCGTCGTCGGCCCACTCCAGAACACCTGGCAGGAAGCCCGCGAGCGGGTCCGAGGTCTCTCGGTACTCCTGCGACGCGCCCGTGATGACCTGCGGGTCTCGCAGCCCCTCGCGGTACCAGGCCACAGCCCCACGGACCGCCCATGCGGCGATTCCCTCGGACTCGGCGAGCAGCTTCCTATCTAGCGCGGGGTCGCGCTCGGCGGGGGCAAACCACCGCGTGAAAGGCAGCAACTTGACCCGTCGCCAAAGTCCCTCATCCTGTGACTTGAATTTGGGCTTATGGTTCGTGGCGAGCAGCAGCAGAAAGGACGGGCGGAACTCGAAGAACTCCTGACGCAAGAACCTTGCCGAGATCATGTCCTTACCGGTGACCCGCTTAAGGATTGATTCCGACATGGGCTTACCGCTCTCGCCCTCGGACGCCATAACGAGTCTGGCGCCACGCAAAGCGGCAATATCGTTGGGGATACCGCCGCTCTTGCGTTCCTCGAATGTGCTAAACGGAGTCGTCCGGGAAATGGCGCGGAAAACTGAAGTCAGCGTGTCCACGAGAACGCTTTTACCGTTGGCACCCTTGCCCCAAAGAACCGAAAATGCCTGTTCCGTGGTGTGGCCTGTTATGCCGTAGCCGACCATACGCTGAATGTACGCGGGCATGTCCGGCATCCCGGGAAAGATTTCCTCTAGGAATGCTTCCCACCGCGGGCACGTGGCGTGCGGGTTGTAGTCGATATCGAGCGCGTACGTCAGTAGGTCGGCCTGGTCGTGCGGGCGCAAAAGTCCCGTGCGGAGATCGACCGTGCCGTTGGCGAAGTTCAACAGGTCGGGGCGGTCGTCAAAGTCGGTCGCGGAAATGGACACGTTGGGCACGGAACACAACTCGGTCAGCAGCGCGTCAATGCGGGAAGTCATCGTGAACCCGCGCGCTAGCTGGTTCTGTCCCGCGAGGACGAGCGCGGCCCCCATGCGGTGGATTTCCTGCCTCACCCGCATATCCGAGCGCACCCAAATACGGCCGTTCCAGGTGTAGAAACCGAGCCCCGCCGCATACCGGATGGTGCCGTTGTTGAACGCGACCAGGGCGTGAGCGTTCATGGCGTCGCTCTCGCCGTACTGGCCCACCAGGTCCGACAGGATGCGCGCGGCCTCGCTGCCCTGGTCCCGGGACACCGAGTCGGCCCCCGTGCGCGTCGCCAACTCGGCGGACCGTTCGTCGGCCTGTACGTCAGCGCTTTGACGTACAGGGCGAGCCGACTTAACGGCACGGTGCAGCTCGGCGGGGAACCCGCTCGGGTCGCGTGCACGCCAGTCGGTCAGGTCGTCGCCCTGGTGGGGAATGTCGAGCGCGTACGCGGTGACCCCGTGGGCGGTCAGCCCCTCGGCGAACCGAGCCGAAAACCCGTTGCCCGCACGGTCGTTGTCGCCGCAGATGATGACGAGCTGCCCGCGCAGACCCTCGGCGAGTTCGGCAACCAGCTCGGGCGAGCCAGCGAGCGAGGCACCCCGGACCACCACCGCGTCATAGCCCACGGCAACGGCCGTGAGACCGTCCCCGGGGCCCTCGGTCACCAGGACCGTGCCGTATCCGCCCTGACCGCGCATGACCCCGTACGGGGTCCACCGGAACCCCTTCGGGTTCATGAGGCTGACCCACCGCCCGGGACAGTTGCCGGTCAGGTCCCGTCCCTGTAGCCCGCGGGTCGTCCCGTCGAACCCCAACAGGGGGACGGTCAACCGGGCGAACGAGCGGTAAGCGCGGGACAGGTGCGGGAAGTCCGCGCCCTGGTGCCCGGCATCCACGCCGAGCCCGAGTTCCGCGGCGGTCTCCAAGTCGAGCCCGAACCGCTTCACCAGGTAGTCCCGGGCCCGCCCTGACCACTCGGCCGCATAGTCGCCGAGGGCGAGCGAACACCGGTCCGCGTACGCGGCGAGGGCAGCAGTGTGCGCGACGTGGACGAGCTGCGGGCGGCCGGCAGCCACTACGGCGCCGGGGCCGGTCGCGTCGAACAGGTCCGACCAGGACAGCCGAACCGCGCCGATCACGTCGGCGGTGGCGCACCCTGCCCGACACGTCAGCCTGACCTTTCCGTCTTCGCCCCGCCAGATGCGCAGCGACGGGCGCGAGTCCTGGTGCGCGGGGCACAGTGCTGCGTAGCCTCCGTCCGCCTCGCTCGACACCGACTTGAACCGGTCCAGCAGATCAGCGAACAGCACGCGCGCTCACCCCCGAAGGAACGGTGCGGCGGTAGTCGCCGACCAGGTGGGCGAAGTCCCGCACGGTGGTCGTGAAGTACCACCGAGACGTGTCGAGCCCGCGCAGCGAGACCGTCCAGGCGTAACGTGCGGCGAACTCGGCCGAGGACACCCCGAGGGCGAGACGCACCCGGGTCCACGCCCCCACCGACACGTGCACTCGGCCCACGGCGACCGAGGACCCGCGAACCTTCCGCACGACCACGCCGAACGGAAAGCCTGCATGCGCCGCTTCGATCTCGGCCTGTCGAATCCACGTCGGCACGGCGAGGCTCTTTGTGTTCTTCGCTTCCAGCACAAACGGGGCCGCGTGGATATCGCCCACGTCCCGCGCGCCTTCCTGCGCGGCTCGGCGGACGTTCGCCCCGTTCATCGGGTCGAGAAACTTCCCGCGCTCGTCCACCAGGCCGAGGAACGCGTTTAGGTAGTCGCGTACCGCGCTCTCCCACGCGGTGCCCTTGACCTTGTTGGGGTTAGCCATTGTCGGCCCCCTGGTGGATGACGCACCCGCGTGCCATGGCGTGAGCAGCCGCAGCGAGATACCGAATCCAGTCGGGTCGGTCCTTCCACCCCGGCATAAGGAACAGTTCTTCCCCGGCGCTGAGTTCGCGCACGTCGCCAATCGGCGGGGCGTGCTCGGCCCTGATTTCGTAGATCATTGATTCCCCCCATGCGAAAGGGCTGGACACACCACGCGGGTACGTCCAGCCCTTTCGGCCGTGCGTGTTACTGGTCTCGCTCGCCCGTCGCGTCGGGCAGGATCAGCCGGACGTGTTCGGCGGAAATCCACTCGGAGCGCAGAGAGCGCCGCTTGGTGAACCCGCTCTCAATTCCTGTTGGCCGCACAAGCAGCATCGGTCGCAGCCGTCCGCCCTCGATGCGTGCGGTTACTCGGCGGATCAGTGCATCAGTGAGCCTTACGCGGTTACCTTGCCTCGCGGCGTAGGCCACCAAGTCACCCGGATACAATTCCTCGCCCGCGTAGTCCGTGACTACGCCCCTTTTCCCCACGTGCCCCCCTCGGGCAGTTTTTCTATTAGAACTGCTTCGGGCCGGCGATAGCATCGTTGTAGGACTTGAGGACGCGAATCACCGGCTTGCGGTAAGACACGTCTCGCCCCTTCTTGGTGGTGTACTCCACGAGTTCCAGTTCGATGGAGCACAACGCCTCGCCGTCGATGCGATCAAGCGCGTTTTCTACCTCGTGCAGCACCTCGGCGAGCTTCCAAGAACCGGTCTGGAGCTTGAAAAGGCCAAGGTCGTAGTCCTCGGCGAGACGAAACGTCACTGCGATAGAGGGTGACGGGCCCCGCTTCGTCTTAGCGGCTGCCTTCCGGTCCTCCATCAGTTCCGGGCATCGGCACGGCTTGCCCTTGTCCTCGTCCGGAGAAAGGAACTCGACACCATCACAGTGGTGAATCAGCGCGGAGCCGTTCCACAGCTTGAGGTCCGAGGAAATCGCATCCGACCCGGAAAGAACCACCTGCACCTTGTCCCGAGTGGTCAGAACCTCAATGAAATTTTCGGACGTGGAATCGGTCTCGACCGGAGTACCGCCCATGATGTGGGCGACAGCTTCGGCAACCGTCGGGTCACCCGTCGTCACACGCCACGCGGAGAGAGCGACCGGCAGGTTGTCTACCTGCTTACCGCCGTGAAAGCGGCCCACCGTGTCATCAGAAAACGACTGCTTGGGCTTGGCGTCCGGGTCGGTTTCGAAAATGCGAAGTGCCATGGTGCTAGGTCCCCCTGGTTTTGGGCATGAGAAAGGGCGAGCCGATCCGGTTCGGCCCGCCCTGGTGGTCGTGGTGCGGGTTTAGGCGCGGCGCTGCGTTCCGGTGATGAGCCGGCGGGCGCTCTCGGCAATGGCACGGCCGAGCACGGTCTTAGATGTTTCGCGGTCCCACGTGAACACGCGCCGCAGCGTCAGGAACGCGTCGAAAACCTCGCGGTCGATACGCACAGGCTTGAAAGCCCAACCGGCCGGGGTGATATGGAGAACCGCCGCGCCGTCGAATTCCGGCATGGGTTCGGAAGTCCCGTCCGGGGCAATCAGCTTGTCGGCGTGCGCGTAGGCAGCCATCTGCAACGCCACGTCGGGATACGTGGACTTACTTGTCTTCCAGTCCACAATCAGTGTGTGCCACTCGCCGGACACGTGGTCAGGCTTTCCGTCCTCGCCGAGCCGAACCCGCAGGATCGCGTCAAAAGAGCCCGCGTACTCATGCGTGTCTGACCACGCGATATCTTCCGCGCGGACCAGCTCAGGGCGCACCGTGTCCAGGAATTCAGCGAACCCCGCCCGATACGGCTCTAGATCAGGGTGCACGCGGCCGATGGCCTCGCCCCGGATCATCCGCTCAAACAGGTCGTGCGCCTCGCTACCGATCCTCGCGCGGAGCTTGGCGTAACGGCTGTGCGCGTGCCGCAGATAATCCACGGCCCCCACTTCGTCCCGCTCAGCAATCGACGCCACGGCGGGCAAATGCGTCACCGCCGCTTCCGCTGTCATCCGGGCCGCCCACCAGACAAGGAACGGCTTAGGCAACATTGCGACAACGGACGTGACGCCTGGGTACTTGATTGCGGTTTCCGGGTCCACGTACCACCGTGAGCCCCCGCGTTGAATCGTCCGGATGGCTCCGGGCATAGGTTCCCCCTTGTTGAGTTATTGGTCAGCGGGGCACCGCGAGACGGTCCGCGAGCGCGTGCAAGTCGGCGAGGCGGGCGCCGTTGGTCAGTACGGCATCCGCGTCAAAGCCCCGTAGTTCGCGCTCGCTGATGTGCCGGCGCGCAGTGGCGTCTGCCTGCCCAGCCGTACCGGGTCGGACGATGCGCACCAGGAGAAAGCCGCGGGCTCGTAGTGCTTCGGCTTCGTTGATATGCCGCGCGTCGGTGACAACGACGGGCAACCCCCACCGGTCGGCTACATCGATGCGTGCAAGGGCGAGTCGTAGCCAGTAGTCCGGGTCCTGGTCGCGAACTGCTTGCCCGAGCCGCTGCAAGGTGCGCCGCACTTCGGACCGCTGCTTCGCCGCGTCCCACCCTTCGGAGCGCACCAGGTCCGACAAGCGCAGCGGCGCGCGGAGACTGTCGCTTGCCGGCTCGGTGTCAATGATCGGGTTTACATCGAGCGCCATGGCGCGCAGCGGATCGGCGAACGCCACCCGCACGAACGCGAACCGGTGCACGAGCCGGGCGCCTACCGTGTCCTTGCCGGCTCCGGCTCGGCCGATCAGCGCTACATGCCGGTAGGTCACGCGGTAGGCGCCGAGCCGTCGCCCTGGTGCTCGTTGGCATTCTCGGCCTGGTGCTCGTCCTTGCCGGCTCCGACGGTCTTACGGTCCTCGGCTCGCTGGACTGCCTCACCGGTACCGAGCACCGCGGCGACCAGGCCGAGGACGAGCGCGCCCGGCAGCTCGGGGACGTAGTGGGCGACCAGGGCCAGCGCGGCGACCGCCACGGCGTATATACGTGCCGGATGCGTCTTGACGAACTGCATAGGTGTTCCCCCTGAAAGTTGCTGTCTGTGAACGGTTCGGCGTTTGCGGTCCCGAGCTGGTCCCCGCCGAGCGGACCAGCCGCTACAGGCCGTGGTTAGACCACCGGGACCTTGAGGGCCGCCCAGGTCTTTGCCCCCGGCCACCCGTCCGCGTCGGTTCCGCGGAATCCCTGCTTTCGCTGCCACTTCGCGTAGGACTTGCGGTCGCTCTCAGTCCACTGCGGGCCCGGACCGTCGCTATACGCACTGCACCCCTCGGCAACCAGTCGGCGACCCATGGCGGTCACGAGCGGGCTCCGCGGGTGCTTCTTGAACCACGCGGCCCCTGGGAAGGGGGCGGGCTCGCCGGTCGAACCGAGCAGCCGCGTAAGGCTGTCCGGTCCGGGCACCCCGTCCGCGTCGGCACCGCGATAACCCAACGACCTTTGAAAGTCTCGGTAGTTGAGCGTGTCCGCGTCGGTCCACAGCGGCCCCGGGCCCTCGGCGTAGTGCTTGCCGAACCCGCGCTTCACCAGGGCTTGACCCACCCGAGCCACGTGGGCGCCCTTGGCCCCGTAGCCGTAGGACAGGCCGCCGATGGTCACCCGGGCCCGCGAGGGGGACGAGCTGCCCCCGGACGAGCTGCCCGAGTAGGCGGGACGCCCGAACCCGAGGACGGACGCGCGGGACCTGGTGCGCCGATAGCAGCCGTCGCCGTTGCCCTGACTGCCCGCGTTCCCCGCGGACGTGTTGCCCTCGATGGTGTGCAGGGTCGCACCCGCCGGGCAATCCTCGGTGACGATGCCGACGTGATCGGCGACCGGTCCGCCGTCCCACGAATAGAACACAATGTCCCCGCGCCGAGCGGGCGCGTTCTTGCTCACCCACTGGCCTCGCGCACGGAACCAATTCACATGGCTCGGGCAGTAGGCAAACCGCCCGACGACCGCCGCGTTACCGCTCTTGTGCGCCCAGTAGGAAACTGCCATGTCGCACCACGGGTTGTAGTTCATCCCATACCAAGCACCGTGCTTGGTCGCGTTGTTCGGTCCTTCCTTGTAGCCAACGTCCGCCGCCGCTGCGCCGATCATGTCGTCTACGTTTCCCAACACTCCTCCTTGTTCGGGCATGAAAAAGCCCCGCCCGGTTCGGCCCGGACGGGGCGCGTGGTCTAGCCGGCTATGCCTGTGTCACGCCTTGCCGGTCAGTTGAATGACCGTAACTACGGCAGCGACAATCCCGGGGAGCATGGCGACCGGCAGAGCTAGGCGCCAGCGCTCCATGTCACGTAGCCGAGACTCGTGATCTTCTAGGGTCTCGTGCACGGCTTCCCCTTGCTGCCTCACCGCGCGCAAATCCTCGCGCATCCCAATGATTTGGTCATAGATTTCCCGTGCGCTTATGGTCACGCCGAACAAGTCGCGGTCATTCACTGGTGAGCTTTCCGGTGTCGAGTGGAAGGGCTCCAGTGGAGCCCGCGCCGATTTCGCTTTCCGGCGCGTCGATCGGGACATGTGGCGGGTCGCGGAGCAGTAAATAGCCGGGCAGCAGTTCAGCCAACCGGCGGGCTAGAGCTTCGATATCTTCTGGTGTCATTCACACCTCACGGTGTCGTCCCTGGAGCTACGGGCGGATCAGGGGTAAGCCCCTCGTCGGCCGGTAGGCCATTGAAAGCGGTTCCGCGCAGTGTCAGCGTCTGGCGCACTCCCTCGGGGCTGCCCTCGGTGCGGATACCGACAACCCACGCAAGCGTGTCCAGGTCGGCCCCCGTCGTGTCTTCCACCCGCACCACATCACCGAGCCGGATACGCGGATCGGCGAGCACTTCTACAGATGTCAGGACCGGTGCCGGATACTGTCCAGCGATCCGGAGTGCAGTGGCAAGGCGGTCCGCCGAGCCTGAATCCTGCACCCACCCGTTGGGGTCGTGGTCGAAAGACTGAACACCGTACGCGCGTTGACTGGTCGCGTTCCACGACATGGACCAGTGGTCGGCGGGCGCGGCCCCGCTCCCCAGAGCTGGGGCGGCCATCGACACCGAAAGCCCTGTGAGCGTCTTCCCCCGCAACCACACGCTACTTGTGCTGCGGTTACGCATGCCCAGGACTACGGCGCCGTTCTCGCGGCGCGTACTGACCTCCACCGCGCCATGCACGACGGGGGCATTATCTGTGTTGCCGGAGGTAAAGCGGACCACGTTCGTTAGCACGTCGTCCCATGTTGCCGGTGGGGGCGTATCGTACTCACCGTCCCCCACTGTGAACGCGATAGCGGAAGATGCCCCCGGTTTCAATTCGACCGCGTTAACGGCCTGCATCTCACGCAACACATCGGCTTTCACGCGCTGCCAGTTAGCCCACTTGACGGCTATGTGGTTGCGACACGCGTCAATTTCCTCCGCGATTGTCAGGCTGGCTATCTCCCGGCGCGAAGTAACCGTGAGGTCTTCTTTCGTTGGTGCGGTAGCCCATCTTGAATGAGTCCGCCACCGGAAGACTCCCCGCGCGTCGAACTCGGCAGTTGACACTGTGGCTTTTGCAATGGCGGTGATCGCATCCCATGCGGTGCCGGATACTGCGGGGATCACGCGCAGCGGTATATCCGGCGCATCCAGAACAGCCGTCTTTGCCCATCTGCCGTGCTGTGTCGCCTCATCCGCCGACGCGGGCTTTCGCGGTAGCTGGGCGACTTGCAGCGCTTCTGCGCGCACACCCCCGATACGCAGCGCAATGTTCGCGATGCACCCGGCAGGAACCGCTGCACCTACAGGCGTTCCCGGGGCCAAGTCCAGGGCACGTCCGTCCGGGTAGGTGATGTGTCCGGCAAAGGTCGGGGCTCCGCTGGTTGCGAAAGTCAACCACATGCCGACGTGCCACCGGCCACGCTGTCCACCGAGGTCGGTAACCGTCCACTTCGCTGCCGGGTTCTTCGTCGGGTCTGTATTCGTTCCGCAGTAGCCGACAACCGTACTGGCCGCGAAATCCACCCGCATTGTGGTGTAGCGGGCAACGGCATCTGCCGTGGACCACGTGATGGTCAGATCTATGGACCGGTCACCGGATACCACGTCCGTGTTGTCAAGCCACACCTCGTACCACAGCCCATCGGTGCTGCGATTGACCGTGCGCGTCTCGGGGATATAGGTAGCCTTCGTCGTGCCTGCCGACGCGCCTTGTACCGCGCATTCCCACGGAGCGCGCCCCTTGCTCCAGCGTGACCAATCGCCACTGAGCGATTCGAGATAGCCGATATCGGCTGCCGCGCCACCGTGCATCGACGCGTACAGCACACACCCGGGCCGGGGCGGGGGCGCAGTGTGGATGCCTGCGGCGCGTAGCAGGTGGTCCACGCACCAGGTTGGCGAAGCCACCCACGCCCCGGCCGCAAACGGCGTGTTGGTCGCCAAACCGCCTGCCGGTCGCGGTAGTTGGGCTGGCATGCGTAGCCGTTCGGCACCGTCTAGCGCGCGCACGCTCACGGTGTCGGTGCCGGACTGGGCCAAGCGGGCGCGGACCGTGCCACGGAAGGCAGGTAGCACCGCGCCCGCGACCCCCCACGCGTGGACAACGGACTGTCCCGGCCGCACCGCGTCCGCCGTTGCCCTCGGCGCCCACGGCCCGTACATTGCCGGAGCCGCCGCGCCCTCCGAGCCGGATAGCGTGAGGTCAAGTTGTGCGCTGGACGACCCGGTAACCGCGCGCATGGCGTCCGGAAGATCGGTGCCGTAGGACTGGTCCAACGCCCACGACTGAACTTGCGGGCCCATCTCGCGCCCGCCGAGTCTGGTGCTGTGAGTGGCTACCCGTTCGCCGGCGGCCAGCGCCGCTGTGACCGCACGATCAGCGGGTTCCACTGGCCACCTCCACCAGGTCCAGCGACACATTTCGGTACTCGCCCGCACCAGGCACCGCCGCGTGGGTGTATCCGGTGACGCTGTAGGGCGGGCAACCGTCGCCCACCGCGGGCACGGGCGGCGCGGCGGTGCCGACGCTCAGTGCGGCTGGCCCAACGACGTAGATGCCCGCGGATTCGATCCGGACGAGCGGTGTCGCGAAGTAGGCGTCAGCCGGGGCGTGCGTGACTAGAGGTATGCCGGGGGGTCCGGCACTGACCCACCGCCCTACGCCTTCGCGGTCCCGCCACAGCAGCCGGCATTGCGCCCCCTTATCTACGAGCTGGGGCGCCCACCAGGTCAGCGGTAGGTCGGGGCACACCGGCCAGCCCGACCAAGTGGGGTGTTCCCATGACAACTCGGTGCCCGCTTCGGCGCGGACGAGCGCGTTCATACCTGCCGCGCCCCCGAGCACGGCGCCCCCGCCCGTGACGGACCAACTCGCTGTACTCCCCACGCCAAGGCTTTGTTCCCCCTCCAGCAGCGAACCGGCGAGGGGGTCCAGCACGACCACCGGCCCGGGGCCATCGAGCCGGCGGGCGAGGCGGTCCAACGCTTCGAAGTCGGGGCGCGCCATGCTTCCCCATGTCAGCCGCAGCCGCCGAGGGTAGACAGGCGGCGCCCACGTGGTCACCGCGCCGGACAGAGCGCGGAACTCGGTGACTCCGAGGTCTGGCGCCCGCTCGAAACTGGTCGCCCCGTCCCTGATCTGATGCAGGCGCCCGGGGCGACCGATCCACAGTCCCAACACCCCTCACCTCCTTGCCAGTTGTCGCTGCCCGGCTGCCACTGCGCGAGCTATCTCCGTCTCACCTACACACACCACGATTTCGCGGCCCTGGTCGCGCTCCAGCGCCCGCAGCAACGCGGCCATGGCGTCATGGCGCAAGGTGTCCGCCGGGGGCCGCACTGGACGGATACCGCGGCCTGATTCGACGCGCGGCACACTCACCATGGCTTTCAGCCGGGCATCCAATGCCGGCTGTTCCAGCTCGATGCCCTTCACCACCCCGGGCGGCAACCATCTGCCGATCTCGTCGCGCATCAGCGTGGAAGGGCTGTTGATACCAAGAGCGTCCGCGATCGGGCCGGGGATGGCGCTCTTCGCCCACGACTTGAGCCGCCCGGCCAACCAGCCGGTCATGCCCCGAACGCCCTCGAAAAGTCCTCGGACCAAATCAGCGCCCTTGCCCTTGAGCAAGGATGAAAAGTCACCGAGCGCATCCCTGGTCTTGCCAGGAAGTCCGCGCATCCAGTCGATGAATTCGACGAACTTCCGGCGCGCCGAGCCTGTGAAGTCGGCGACCGCGCCGGACATGGCCCGCACGCTGGTCGCGCCCTTGCTCAACCAGCCAAGCAGTGTGCCAATCCACCCAATCACCGTGCCAAGGACACCGATCAGGGCGGAGAACACAGGGCCGGCTAGTCGGATGAGCGGTGGCACGACCACGCCGAGCACGTTCGCTGCGATCCGCGCCAACCACGACGCCAGCGCTGCCAACACTTCGATCAGCGGACGCGCTTTGGTGAAGACCTCGGCTAGTCGGTTGCCGAGCATCTGTGCGGCGGGCGCCACTCGTCCGGCGATGAAGTCCGACAACGCCGACAGGATCGGCTGCACAGCTTCGGCAACGGCCGCGTGCATGCGCAACATCGCCGGCCACAGCACCTCAAGCAGAATGTGCCCGAGCGACGACAGGACGGGCACCAGGGCGCCAACCACAGTCGAAAAGAGCCCCATAAAGGCGGGCACGAGCTGCCCCGTCAACGTGCCACCGAGCCCCTGAAACGCGGGCATTACCGTCATCTGCACAAGCGACCCGAGCGACTGCAACCCCGGCAGGAACGTTTCTGTCAAAGTCGTCCCCGCAGACGCGAGAGCCTGCCCGAAACCCGCTATGGGGGACTTGTCGCCGGGGCTGGTGAAGGCGGAGAAAAAACCCGCCACCACCCCCCTGCCGGCATCCAGGGCCGGGCCGAACGTCGTCCCAATGAAGCTGCCGAACGACGCGAGGGACGGCAACACGCGGTTGCCTATGAAGTTGGATATGCCAACTTCCATGCGGCGTTTGAACTGCTCAATCCGCGCACTGGCGTTGTTGTGCAGCGCATCGCCCATGCGGTCGGCAGCGCCCGCGGTATCCCCGAGCGCTTTAACTGCACCCTTCGGGTCCATCGCAAACAAGGCGCGGCCGAGGTCTTCCGCCTTTGTACCGAACAAACCGACTGCCGCAGTGTTTTGTTCGGCAGGGTCCTTAATGGCTTTTATGCCGTCGAGAACCTGTTGCAAGCCCTCTCGTGCGCCGGGCCCGCCCGCAGCTATTTTGCGGGTCATTTCCTCGGCATTGAGGCCAATGGCCTCGTAGGCTTCTGCGCTTGATTTACTGCCGTCTGTCGCCCGGATCTGGAATTCTTTCAGGGCATCAGCGACAGTGTCAGTGTCTCGCGCGCCCGCTTGGAGACCTTGAGACATGAGTCCCATAGCATCTGCGGCAGACAGCCCGAGGTCACGGAACTTGGTCGAATACTCGTTGAACGTATCCGCCATGTCGTCGGCACGCGGGCCCATTCGCTGCATACCGGCAGTGAGAATGTCGAGCGCTTCCGTGCCATCTTTGGCTAGCCCGTTTTTCAACATCTGGCCGACAGCGTTGCTCGTCTGCGCCAAGTCGAGTTCGAAAACGTCGGAGAGGTTTGCAACCTTCCCTGTTATCGATTCGATCTGCGCGTTGGTCGCTTCGGGTGGCAGGATGCCCGATCGCATCACGCCTGATATCGCGGCTGCCGCTTCTTCTACACTGCCCGTGACCCCGTGGGCGTAGAGCTGCCCGGCAGCTTCGCCGTAGCGCTTTGCTTCGGAAGGCGTGCTGCCCAAAGCTGCCTGGATACGTCCGTCTATCCGTGTCTGGTCAAGGGCATTCATGAACCCTTTGGCCAGCACCGCCGCAGCAGCGATACCCACTGCGGCAAGCCCACCCTTGAGGACGCTTCCCATCTTCCCGGTGAAGCCCTCGCCGGCTGCCGCGCCCGCATCCTGCCCGGCGGACTGAGCCGGGCCGGTCACCTGCCGCTGTAGCTCGGCAGCGAACCCTTCGACTTCCGGGACGATGGACACATAGCCCATGCCGACTTCAACGGCCATCAGCTATCACCCCCGCTCGGCTGCAACGTCGCGAGGTACGCGGCGACTTCGCGCGGGTCTCGGTCCGTACCGCCGATCCGATCGGGACGAACCCCGGGCCGCGGAATAGGCGTCGGCCTGCGGTCGGGCGTTTTCGACCCTGCGTTCCCGCGCTGCCAATTAGCTTCGGCAAGTCGGTCATGCAGTGCGGCAAGTAGCTGCGTCTCTAGCGTCCACGACGCGTCGTCTCCCGCCATGGCGCGCCCTAGCGCGGACTCGGCGGGTAGATGGGTCACCAGGGCCCGCAGACGACGCCACGTAAGCCCTGATCCTGGCCGGAACAGGTCGCGGACATCAGTCCCGTAGAACCGCTGCAAATCAGCTTCAATGGCCTCCCCGTGCTCGTTCAGGAGTCGGCAGAGGCCACGGATTCCCCCAAAGGCGCCCCTTCATGCTTCTGCCAGCGCCGGAACAGCTCGCCGATAGCAGAAAGAGGAGCAGGGAGAGCGTCGAAATCCTCCCATTGGTCAGCGAGACCAGCCTTAAGCAACTTCTCTATATCCTCCGGACTCGGCGCACTGAGGTTTACGGACTTCAGCAAGCTCTTATCCAGTTCCCCGGCGACCGGCATGGAGAACTTTCGGCAGCCCAGAGTGAACGTGAAAGGCTCTCGCCGAGCCTCGGCCGCCCAAACATCAAGGTCAAATTCGGTACTCATATGCTCACTCCTCGCGAGTTGGATGCAGCGGTTCTGCACTGATTACGGGGATGGAACTTCCGGCGGCACTGAGGACCATGCCGGATCGTTGCTGTACTTGTAGGCAACGATCCCGTCCGCCTCCGGGTAAGCCGTAATGGTCAACTCATAGGCAATGGCCTCGTCACCCTTGTATATAACGTCCCCGGTCTCGGAGACCTCGCCATCCGGAATGACGATGCGGACATGGGAGTTGCCGTCTATCACGTCGAACCCGAAAAATCGGCGGTCCGGCCCCGGCGCCTTGATGGCAAGCACTGACTTGCCGTTGGTTGTGACGACCTTGGAACCCTTGTGATACAGCTCCAGAACGGTCTTGTTGGTCTCAATGGCAGTGAACTTGAATGTCATCTCGGACGAGCTGATGACCTTTCGGACGGTCTGCCCGCCCTGCCACCCCTTGATTTCGCTGGTGTCCGCACTGTTGGACTCAGTGATACCGTCGTCCGAAATCCATCCGATATCGGTTACGACGGCAGGCCAGTTGGTTTCGGAATCGGTGGGGCCTGTTGTCCCGGGCGGCCCGACATACGCCGCACCGGAAAGTGCAACGCGGACGGCATTTGCGTTTAGAGGCAATTCTCTTCTCCTGACGAAGTGATGATCCCCTGCGGTACAATCGCGCCATGGGGACAGTGTTGGCGGCAGCGTTAGCCGCGATTGGTGGTTTCGGCGCGGGATTTGCTACTGGCTGGTTCCAGCGCGAAAGTGCTCGAATCGCGGCACGTGCAGAACATCGGCGAGAGCGGCGGCAGCAGCGTCACGACTCCTATAAGGAGTTCATGACCATCAGTACCGACATGGTCGCTTTATCCTATGGACAGATGCGTACACAGGCTTTGGGTCGAGATATCGAGACGGCACCATTGAACGAGGCCGCCGCTTTGTTGCAGGCAGCCCTGATTGAGGTATCGCTTAGTGGCCCGCAGAAAGTCGCGCAGCGAGCACAGGACGTTTGCGACACCATGCATGGGTTAATGGCTAGCTTCGCCATGTTCTCGGAGTTCACGGAAGCTCTTGTCTCCACCGAAATGTGCCGGGACGACATAACCAAACTCGAAGAAGCCAATCAGCGCTTTATGCAGGCCGCGCAATCGGTACTCGATGACGACGGCAGCCGCCGGTCACGCGAGTGACTTGCCGCGCATGTGGATTTCAGCGGCGTGCGCGTAGCGCGCGTGGCCGGTCTTGGGGTCCGGCAACCACTGCGGGCCGCCCACCTCGTGCACGCGGTAGACGGTCACCCCGCCCCGGACACCGGGGATCACGCCGACCAGGGCGCGCACCAGGGCGCACAGATCGTGCGCGTCTGCTTCGGTCTCGCCCCACGTGTGGAAGTCGAGCCGGGGCCGGTCGGACACGACCGTCTGTCGCAGCCCGCCGAGCCGAGATACCTGGACGAACCGCGAGGGCCGGGGCGAAGGAATGCGGGAGACCACGGGGACGGGTTCACCAACTGCCGCGAGGGCCGAGCGAAGGTAGCGGGTCACCACGGCCACGGCATCCGGCATGAGGATTGCGGGCCGGTTCAATCGGCACCGTCCATGCCCCGCAGCAACGCGCCACGGGTGCCCTCGGCATCGTTGTGCTTCTTGTAATTGCCGATGGCCGCAGCGCGCCAACGGCGCGGCCCCAACGCCGAGTCGGTCCGGAATGCACCGCCGGTCGCCGACTCGGCCGAGGACGCGATACGCGAGGCAATCCGCTCGACTTCCCGTCCCGCTTCCGGGGTCCGCATCAGCGAGCGAATCCCGTTCATGTTCGGCCGGAAGCGCATCAGCCAATCACCTCCTTTAGCCGTGCCTCAACGTGGTGTAGTCGCCCCCCGACGACCCACCGCGCAACGTCCCCGTCCGTCTCCAGCAACCGGCCCACGGCAACCACGCGATCCCCGGGGATCAGGTCGATATCGACCCCTCGGCGCGTGGTCAGCCGTAGGCCCGTGGTCACCGCGGGGCGGTCCCCGTCGTCCTCGGTGGACGTGTCGGGCTGGACGGACACCCGACGGACCGTCGTCCTGGTCGCGCTCGACCAGTCGCGTTCCGACGTGGTGTTGCCGTACCGGTCCACCACGAACGGAGCCCGCACGATCACGACTGTCTGTGTGTAGTGGAGCGTCACCAGGGCCGCCCCTTGCCGAGCTGCACCACGGCAGCGCGCGGCCGGTACCGGGCGAGCTGGTCCCGCTCGATGGGGGCGAGGCTCGCGCCGATGGTCTCGGCCGCGTACGTCACCGACACCGAGCCGACGCTTTCCTGTCTCAGGTCGGACGGGTTGGTCAGCACCCGCCCCGCGAGGGTGAGCACGATCGCCCGCACGGGGGCGGGTACCTCGGCGTACCCGTGCGAGTAGGTGACGACAACGGACCCGAACTCGGCAGCGAGCCAGAGTTCATCCCGCCACACCCGGTACTCATCCGGGCGCAGTTCTCGGCCGCCCGCGTGGACCAACTCGACGGACACGACCGGCCGTTGGGGAAGCGTGACCACCTGTTCCCGGGGGGAGAGAGCGACGGTGCTCGTCCCTCTGGTGAAGCGCTGCCGTGCCTCGCTGCGGACGATGGCGGACGCGGTGTCGAGCACCAGGGCGGCCCCCTCGGGCAGCTCGGCCGGCTCGCGCTGCATCCATGCCGCGAGTTCGTCCACGGTGGCAAGTGCGGGGAGTGCCATAACCGCGTTACCTCCCCTTGCTATTTCACTGTCTGAGCGCCGCACGCCAGACACCGCGTCACGGTCCGCGGGACCCCGGAGGAATCGAGAACAGGAAAGCTCTCAACCCGTTCCGGGGCGCTACACGAATCCGTGTGCGGAATCTTCGGGCCGGTCGCTGCCCGCTTACGCGGTGGCATTCCGTCCCCTTCCCTTACTTGGCAAGAACGCCATTAAGGCGAGCAGCACCACGGCCACCGAAAACGGCAAGACCGGTGTAGAACTCAATTCGCGTGCGGTAACTCGGCTTGGACTCCAGCTCGCCGAGGTCCGTGACCTGAATACCGCCGTTGGTGAGACCGGTCACCGCGCGGTCGTCCTCGGCCTGGCCGAAGCGCACGGCGTAAATGGACGACGCGTCGGTTGCGGTGCCCTGAGTCTCTGTCTGCGGAAGAATGTCAGCACCCGCGGCAGTCTGGCCCGGGTCGAGCAGCGGAATGCCGTTGTACGTCGCGACCATCTTTCCGGTAAGGGCCTCGCGGACCATCTCGTAACCGCCGATGCGGCGGGCAGCAGACTTGATCTTTGCGATTACCGTACGGTTCGCGTACAGCGCGCCGTTTGCGCCGGTCAGGCCCGGGACCTTGCCAATCAGGTCATCGAGCAGGTCAAAGAACGCGTGCGAATCCTTACCGTCCGCGCCGACAATCGGAGCGCCGTTCGTGCCCGCCGAAATCACCTGAGCGCCGACCAGTCGCTTACGCAGACCGTCGAAACCCTTCGGCTCGGTGGCAACGTCACCGTTGAAAAACGCGTCCTGGAACTTATAGGCAGCGGCCTTGATCTTCATACGCGTCTGAATGGCGCGCTGATCGTTCAGATTGCCGCGGGTCTTTACGATGAACTTGTCCACGTCCGCGTCACCGCCGAGAATCACAAGAGACTCGGACTTCTGGTTCACGGTGCCAGTGCTTTCGGCGTACGCCTCATTCACCGCGCGGAACTGGACGCCCGGCAGCGTGGCTTCCTCGTTGTACGCGTAGGCATTTCCCTCGATGGGCAGCAGCGGCAGCCGGTCCAGAATGCTGGACTCCTGTACAAAGGTTTCGATAACCCCGCGCTGAAGATCGGTCGTGCTGAGCTTGGCAGCCTCGGGAAGAGTCAATGCCATGTGTTGAATTCCCCCTGATTTTGGGCATGAAAAAGGGGACGGCACCTATTTAAGGTGCGTCCCCTGGAATGGGCGCAGGAACGTTCTTGCGGAAAGATTCCTTACGCGTCGTACGCGCGGCGCAGACGGTCAAGCGGGGTCGCCGGCTCGGGCTCGGTGGACTCACGCGGACCCGCGCCCACGTCACCCCAAGACCGCGCGGGGTCGGTCTCGGCGACCGCAAGGTAAGGCTTGTCCTTGACGAGCTGGTCCACGGCAGCAGCCACCGCGGCAGCGTCGATATCGCCCCCGGAGCCGGCGAGCGTGGACACGTCCAGCAGCGCGAGGGCGTCCGCCGGATCACGGAGCTTGCCCGCAGCAGCCGCGCGCAGCTCGGCGCGGACGAGCTGTTCCGTGAACTCCTGCCGGATCTCCGCGCGCATCGCGTCAAGGTCGGTGCCCCGGGTCGCCGCGTTCGAGCGGCGGAGCCGTGCCGCTTCCGCCTCTGCGTCGGTGGCTCGCTTCTCGGCAGCCGCTCGGGCGGTCTCGGCGGTCTTCACCGCGTCGGCCTGGTCGCCCTCGGCCCCCTTGTCCGGCTCGCCCTGGCGCTCACTGCCGGTAGCCGTACCAGGCTCGCCCTGGTTGCCCTCGGGCCCGTTGCCCGGGGTGTTCTGCGGGTCGTCAGCCATTGGTGTTCCCCCCTGGTGGTTCACACGATGTATCCGTGTTTCTTCAACATGGCTATTTGGTGCTCGCGGTTGTCGCCCGCAAGTTTGAAAATGGTCTCCGGCATTAGCCGCGCCTCGCGGGCCCGTGCGTACTTCTGGCCCGGGACTTTCTCGAACGTGGCACCCATGGCCTTAGCCCCGATGCCGCGTTTGGTGGTGCCCTCGGTCGTGACCTTCATCGGCCCTCGGCCGGTTACGGCAGTGGCCATTCCTCGGCGGACGTTGATGATTTGACCGAGATCCGCCCCGCGCTCAAGTGCCTTGACCCCCGCTTCACCGAGTCGCTTCCGCTGTTCGGCGGGGCTCATCTCACGGAACAAGTCCTCGGGACTCTTGCCCGCTTTCCACTCGGCATCGGTCATCGGCTCCATGCCGCAGTCACAGCGGGGATGCCGTTTGAAGCCCGTGGAATAGCTGTACTGCCGACCCGCCAGGATGATGCACCGAGCGCACGCGGGCAGCCGCACCACGCGCACATACGAGATACACCGCGGGTGTGCTGCCATGCCGATGGACGTAGCCGTACGGGACGCGTCGGCTATCTGCGTGCTCGCCATCATGGCCATTTGGGTAAGCCCTCGGGCCGCCGCGAGTTCGGCGCTCTCGCCGGCTGCCAGTGCCCGAGCCGTTGTGATGGCGGGGAGTTGCAGCAGCGAGGCGAGGGGCCGACCGTCCGCAGCGATACCGACCAGGGCCGCGGGGTCGAGCAGACCGAGCGGGGCCGCAACAGCCCCTTGGGCCGCCATAGCCGCACCGACGAACGCTTGGGCCCCCTGCACGGCCGAGAGCTGTCCGGCGGTCACCGCGGCGAGGATTGCCCGCCCCGCCTCACCCTGCATGGCGGACAGAATGCGGTCCGCGGGAACGTCCCGCCAAAGCCCCTGTATCGCCTCCACAACGGCGCGGGAAACGCTCTGGACTTGGGTGTACCGCTCGGCCGCCAACTCCGCCATGCGGGACACTAGGCGGCCCCCTCGGCGTCCTCGGGTTCGTCGGCCTGGTCGTCGCCCTCGGCCTGGTCGGGCTTCACCCCGAACAGCGCGGACATGTCCCCGCCGAGGATCGCGCCCGCCGCATCCGTGCGCATGGTCTTCCACCGCGCGATTTCGTCCGGGGTCACACCCGGAATCCGCTCCCAAAGGGCTTCATCCGGAACACCGATACTCTTCAACTTCACCAGCGCATCGGAGTATTGGGCGTCACTGCGGAACTGCGGGTCTCGCCACACGACGGAGCCGAGCGCGAGGGATTCCGCGCGCCGAGCCTCGCCCTGCGCCATGGCCTCAAGGCGCATGATTTCGCGGAGCGCCGATCCGAAGTGCCGTTGCATCTCGGACACCTTGGCAATCAACCCGGCTTCCGACGCGGCGAATCCGTCCGGGCTCACGTTGACGAGCTGCCCCGCTAGATAGCTTGGCGGGGTGCGGGTCTGCGCGGCGATGTGCTGCACCGCCACTTCAATCACCTTGAGATAGTTCTCAAGATCAGCGGCGGAGAACTCGGCGATTTGCGCGCCCTGCTTCTCCAGCCACAGGAGACGGTCCGACCGGAAGCGGTCTAGCGGTAGATCCTCCTCGCCGACGACTTCACCCGACTCGGGGTCCACGATTTCGCGTACGGGCCGATCCATTCCGAGCACCGCACGGGCAGGAAGGGCGAGACCGTCCGAAGCGGTCATGAGGTGAGCCCACAACGTATTGACGGCATCCTGTAGCGGAAGAACCGTCGCAATCTCGCTGCGGGGCTTTCCGTACAACCGCGAGCGGTTCGGCAGCTCAACCAGCGGCACCACCTTGAGCGGGTTCGGTATGTGGCTCGGCTCGCCCCGGGCAAGTCCCGTAGTGCGGCCGGTCCACCTTCCGCCCTCGCGGGTCGGACGCTGCCACCGGTAAACCATGGTCGGCGTGAACAGCGTTGCAAACTCGGTGTCGTAGTCCCGCCACGTCATCAGCCCCGCCTTACGGAGCCGGCGACGACCAGGGACGTACTCGACTATCGCGCTCCCGGCATGCTGAAAGGTGATCTCAACTGCCATCGGCGTTGTTCCAAACCAGGGCGTACGAGCGCCCCGTAATCAGCGCTTCCAACAGCGCTAGACCAATCTCCACATCGGCTTCCGAGCGCTTCCACGCCTTACCTGCATCCTTGTCTATGGACCCGTCTTCCAGACGGAACCCAATCGGCATGAGCCGTTCAACGGTCGCATCGGGCACCACTGCGCACCAGTTATCGGAGAAATCGTCAAAGAGCCCGCCGGTCTGTGTGCTGAACTCCGGCGACGTGAACAACAGCAGGCGTTCCCCCTCGTACGCGTCGGACCACTTCTTAGCCTGGTGCCTGCGGCGCTGTAGCTTGCCGTACAGCCGTTCCGTCATCTGTAGCGGTGTTTCCGCCATGCTTCCCCCTTGTGCTAAGCGCTCGCCGCACGGGCACGCTTGAGCGGTCGGCGGACATACCCGTCAAGCGCCATGACCGTAGCGGCGATACCGTCAATGCGGGCGCTCGACTTCCCGCGGTCAGGTTTCACGGGACGCAAGTTGTCATTGCCGTCCCGGTACACCTCGACCACGCTCGCATTCCAACGGAGAATCGGGTTTCCGCCGTGGTGTATTCGACCCTCGCGTAGCAGCCTTTCAAGTTCCTTGCTGCCGGGGCTCATGCCTAGATACGTCTGCGCGACCGGCACCACGTCCACGCCGCGGGTTTTCTGTTCGATGCGCTGGACGAGCTGACCGGCAAACATTCGGTCGTAGCTGATTCGCTGCACGTCCAACCGGCGGCAGTCCGCAATGATCTGTTTCTCAATCGCGCCATAGTCGATGGCGTCGCCCTCGGTCAGCGTCAACAGACCGTCGTCGGCCCACTGACGCAACGGGACCTGTAGTTGTTGCTCCAGCTCGTCTATGCGTTCTTCGGGCAGCCAAAAGCGGGAGATCAATTCCAGCTCGACCCCACGTTTGCGAGACTCCACAGCGAGGATCCACGCGGAAAGGTCGGACACCGCGGAAAGGTCCACCCCGCCCCATGCCCGCCGATAGCGGAACTGCTTCTCGTCCACGGCCCCCGCGTTCTCGTCCCACAGCGGAAGCGGCAGCCACCGCGAGGACGAGCGCATACGCCTGTTGAGTGAGAGCCTGCAAAAGGTGGGGAAGTAACTCGGCGTGCTCCGCGCCTTGTTCGCCTCGCGCCGCATGTAAGCGAGCGAGGGGGAAGCGCCGAGCCCCGGATTTGCCTTGCGCCATGTGGTCTCGGCGTAAGGGTCGTCACCTTCCTCGGCAGCCCAGATAACCCCGTAATGCCCGGGGTCGGTCACGACCGCATCGGCGCACCGCCGCGTATACGTGTGCTTCTCGTCGTAGATCGATCCTTCAATGCCCTCGTCGGCCGTCGTGATGAAAATGACCAACGGCTGATCTCGGGCACCCGTACCAGTCTCGATAGCGTCGATAAGGTCACGACGCTTGTGCACGTGAACTTCATCTACGATGGCACCCGAGACGTTCAGCCCATGGGCAGTTTCCGCGATTTTGGAAAGGGCCCGGAAGACACCGCCAGTCCTCGGCACGCGGATGAGCCCGCGCAGCACTTCCACACGTCCCCGGGCAGCCCGACTCGTCAAGGCCATCCGCTTAGCGTCATCGAATACCCGCTCAGCCTGCGGCAGTGAGCCGGCTGCCGCGTAGACCTCGGCGCCAATCTCGCGGTCGGCGAGCAGCAGCACCAGGCCGATACCCGACGAAAGCGTTGACTTGCCGTTCTTACGCGGAACCTCGATCCACGCCGAGCGGATAACGCGCACCGCGCGCCCCAACTCGGGGTCGTAGGCGAGCCAACCGAAGATCGGCGCGATAACCCAAACGACCTGCCACGGGTCGAGCTTGAGCGGTGTCGAGCCCCAACGTCCCTTTGTGTGTCGGAAGCTCTGTACGGCATCGAGAGCGCGCCGCGCGGACGGAACGTCGAAATATGCGCCCGGAGCGTCTTTGGTTTGCGTGGCGACCACCAAGGGCCGCGAGGCGTGCGCCGCGGATATCTCCTCGGGAGTCACCCCGAGTTCTAGCAGCGCGCCATACGGGACCGGCAGTCCGTCAGTCAAAGATCCCGTCATCGTCGCCCCCGCTTCCCGGCGGGGTAATCCGCGTGGCCGACGCGGGCGACAGCCCGAGTTCACCGACCAGCGACCGGAAATGCGACCGGTACTGACCAGCAATCGTCACCCACGGGGACTTAACGTTCCCGCGCTCCGTCTCGACCACCAGGCCGGTACGGCTCAACTCGCGCTCGGCCTGCCAGAGTCGGGCGACCGTCACGCAATACTCAATGGCTGTTTCTCGCTGCGGGTCGGTGAGACCAGCGGAGTGCACCAGGGCGGGAATCGTCCTCGCCCATACGTCCGCCGCTTTCACCCGCACGTCGTCCGACGCGTCCCCCGGAAGTAGCTCGGCCCAATCGGGCTCGACAGGGGACAGCGGGGCGAATCGAGCGCCCTCGCTATTGCGGTCGGGGCGGAACGTGCCTTCGCGAACCGCTTGAATGTGGGGCTTGGGTTTCTTCCCGGAAATTGCCACGCTAAGTCACCTCCACCGAAACGGCCCAATGAGCCATGCGAGTTTTTTGCCTCCCTGCCGCTCAATCTCGGGAGGAGAGGGGAGTACCCCCCTGGTCAGAACGGCGGGCGTTCGTTCGCCTCGCGCCGTGACCGTGCTTCTGCGGCAAATCCGCCCGGCTGATTGCGTGCGGTCTCTCGGTTGTGGCATGCAATGCACAGCGGACGCAGATGCTTCGCCGCGTCAGGGTTCGGCTCGCCCCGTGCGATCAACTCACGACGGGACAACGGGAAATGGTCGGCTACGTTCGCCGCTCGACCGCAGAGCACACACCACGGGTTCGCGTACAGGTACGCGCGCCGAATGCGCTGCCACCGGGTTGTGTAGACGGCTCCACCACGCGACGCACGGTCCGCGTTCGCTTCCCTGGTGTGCTTCGGGCAGCGACCACCACGGGGGGTCAGCTCGGGGCACCCGGGGACACTGCACGGAGGGCGGGGTTTGCGCGGCATGGGGGTCACCTTCCAAGGGGGCGTGACTCCTCTGCCGCCGGCCAGGCTGTCAGCGGCACCCCGTAAACTGCCTAACGCCAAGACTCGTTGGGGAAGGGGGGACGCACATGGCGGAGTGGGATGAGGTATTCAATGCAGAGGTACTCACGGCCCTCGAAGGCGCCGTCAGTGATCCGCGAGTCCGTGCGGCGGCGCTAGCAACCTCGCGCGCTGAGTTCGAGACAGTCTTCGACCTGGTCATCGAAGATGAGGCGCACACGCACCGAAATCTGGCCGCGCTATTCGTGGCGCCCGACCAGCCCATGCGGTTCCACGTCGCCGCTACTCTGGCTGCGCACCACTACAGCCAGGCCGCCGCGGAGGCACTGCTCAGCGCCCGGAGTGCCCGAGACGCACTCAAGGCGGCAGCCATGCGTATGCGCCAGGCCGAAGGTGTGGAAGACCGCCGCACTGCCGCTCGGGAGTTCCTAACTGCACTTGCGGACTTGCTGTCGGCGGTCGTGCGTTTCCTGGTGCACGCACTCCTCTTGATGCTCTCCCGGTTGCTCTGCCAAGCTGCCGTTGGCGATGTACCCGTGTGGCAGCCCGTCCCACTCGAACGAACACCCGAGATCACTCCCCGAGGGCCGAACTCTGCCTTCCCCGTGAACACTCACCGGGGCGGGCATCACGGCAGTTGTGCGCTGGGGAGCGCCGTACTGGCTGCCTAGATGACCGCCGACCACGAACGGTCGGAAGGTTTGACATCGTGTTTCCCCTGCCGGAAACGGCCCCATGGTGGGCTGTCTTGGCTGTCTCCGCACTCGGAATCATCACGTTCGGAGTGCGAAGTCTCGTCCGTGCCGTTTGGCCGCAGTCATCCGCCCACCGCAAGGAAGTCCTCTTGGAGCGACAGCGGCGACAGGAGCGCGAGCGGCAGCGTAAGGCATCCGAGAGGCGCCGCCGGGAAGCCCTCCGCAAACGGCAGCGCGACCAGGACCAGCGGGAACAGCAGCAAGTCGAAACTCGCGAGTAGCCCATGCCGGGGCGGGATCTAAATCGGCTCCCGCCCCTGTGCGGCCCCGAACTCGGTACGCGTCTTGAGCTGGTGGCACCCGTGGCACAGCACTTGAACGTTGCTGTCCACGTCCTCCCCGCCGAGGGACAGCGGGCGCACATGGTCCACGTCCACCCCGCCGGCGGGGAAGTCGCCCAAGCACCAGTCGCACCAGGCCGAGCCCCGCTCGTCCACTCGTCGCCGGAGCCGTGCCGCAGCGTCTCGACGGTTCGCCCGTTGCCGGCCCCGTGCACGACGCGTACGGACGGTAGCCCGCCTTTCGTAGGCGGCGTGGTGGGACGTGCAGCGACCCCGTTGGGTCGCGGGCTCGGTGCAGTCGATACAGCGCATGCGCGCCCCTCCTTCGTAGTCGGCATGCGCATGGACAACATGCCGATCCCCATGGGCTCAGTGCCGTTGTTCATGCGGTCGCCGGTCGTCAGCGTGCCCGCCCCCGGAGTCGAACCGGGGCACTCCGTGATGTGCTTCCGCACCCCGTGA